ATTCTGAAAAGGCAAGTGGTAAATCTCAGCGATTGCGGTCTTGGCTTTGTTCCAGATTATTTCAAGAGCGAAACCATTGAACAACTCGCAGTCCTGAGCAATCTTAGTTTTAAGAGATTCCAATCCTTCATAAGAGTTGATTGAGTTCAGATAGTCCTGAGCCTTCGCCATATCTTCGGTGCTACCACCAATGATTTGCGTTTTATCACCAGCCAAATAGGCTGCCTTTTGAGTAACGATTGCTGAGTGTTTCGGAGATTTGTTGAAAAGGTCAATCAACTCAAAGGGATATTTGTTGTTCTCCCCAAAAGTGATGAAGCCTTTGCTCTTGTTCTCCTTGAACTTTGGGAGCGATGACTCCACAAATGACACTCGTTGAAAATGGCCTTCCATCACTTATAAATAGCGGTTAGTCCTTTTTGGAAAATTTCTCCACCGAGGTGAAGCCCAAGCAAAGGATAGTCACCCACTCAACTGCCTCTACTAATTCAGCAGAAGGAGCGATTTCAAGTGGAGAAAAAGAGTTGGCAATCATAGTTCCAAAAAGAACCAATGCACCCAACACTCCCACTACTCGCTTGGATGAGACCTCGTTGCCATCGCTGACAATCTTTTTCAAAAAATTAATTACTTTTCTCATTGATTCGTTTCATATTGGCCACTCGGATTGAGTCGGCTTGTTTCTCATATTCCAATTCCTCCATTGATTCAGGGACAGGAACGGAATAAACCTCACACACTCTTTCAAGCAATTCTACTTTTTTAGCCATTTCCTTGGCTTCTGAGACACTTTCTTGGATTTCTTGTACCTTGTCCTCGGTCATTGCTTTTGCTTCGCTTATAGAGGCTTTTGTGAGTTCTATGTTTGTTTGAGCGTGGTCAAGAACCAAGTCGTATTTCTTGTATGGGTCTGCCGTCTCTAAACGAGGTGTTGCAGTTATTGCCAAAAGTGCTGTCAGAATGAGATATTTCATTTGATGATTCCCAAGTTTTTGTAGGTGTTCAGTTCAGAGCGTAAAGAGGCAGAGAGCGAGTCCTGAGTTTTAAGCATCACAGACATTTGGTCGAGCTTGTTTTCACACTTTGTCAATCTGTCCTCACATCCTGTGTTGATGGAATTGTCTTGACCCTCCATTCTCACATAAAGAAAGATGACTGCAAAAATCATCAGGTAAGTCAAAGCCTTTGATGGGTCTTTGCTGAACTCTGAAAAACTGACTGGAAGCTTCATATCTTAAATTAGCAAATCACCGACCTTGTCCACGATATTTCTTCGCTGGTGGGTTGTTCTTAGAATGCACTCCTTTACGATTGACCTTTCTTCTCGGTTTGTATTTGCTGACACCTACCGATTTGCTCTTTGCCTTAGCCAACTATCTCAACATTTGATTCTCCGTAGATAGCAATCAAAGCACCTTTGACTGCATCAACTAACAAACTCTCGGCCGTCTTGGTGGCGTAATCAGAAACGCTCAATTCCAAACCACTGAACACAGGGTTGAAGTCAGATACGCCTGAAACGGGTTCAAGTCCTTGCGTGTAGGCTGCCTCACTTGCATAGACAAAGGTGGCAACTTGTGCGGGGATGATTCCGTCTTTTTGACTCTTGATGTCAGCATAGCCCTCGGCAATAGTGACAACACTTCCAGCAGGGATAGACAAACCGCTTGAAAGATTTACTGAGGCATTTATTTTAATATACATATTATACTTGTTTGAATTGCGTATTGTTTGGTCTTTGGCCATTCATTTTAGCCCTAAATGTACTATGAACTAAATCATACAAATCAGAAACTTCTTTGGCACAAGAATAAAAAACACCAGTGTTAGTATCAATAATGAGTTTGGCTTTTGGTGCGCCACCATATTTTCTCATTTTAGACAATTTTTGCTTGGTTTCTTCTGATGCCTTAAATCCTTTTTTTGCTTCTGATATTTTTGGAAATTTTCGGCCTGTTCTACTTTGAGATATTTTCTTTTTAGTTTCCTCTGTATGACTTTTACCGAAAAAAGGATTACTACTGCCAGTTATAGGTTTTCTGTTTTTTGCTGCTTCTCGTATAGCAGCCAATCCTTTTTCTGTTAATTTTCTTCCTTTTGAACTTTCTGCTTTTGGGCAAAGATTGCAGCAATTTGGATTCCCAAAAAATTCATCTAAATATCTTTGCTCTATAAAGTCAAGGTGTTTTGTATCACAATAAACAATAGGCTCAAAAACAAAATCTCCATATTTGTTGTAGATAGATTGCATTTTGGCGTTTTTGTGAATTCCATTTTTGATGCTATTCAAATGAGTTGATTTTCTGCGACTCAAATTGACTGCTTGTCCATAATAAAAATATGGATTGTTTTCCCAATAAATTCTATAAATTCCAGCCTTCTGCATTAGTGCAAATCTACCCAAGAAGTTCCGTCATATACACACAATTTATGCGTTGTAATGTCCATCACCATCAATCCTTCAGCAGGGGAACTGATGGCGTTCTTTTGCGTGGTGGTCATTCGGGGTGGGAGGAAGCCTTTGGTGGTAGATTCCACTTGTAGGTGTGCTGATGTTTCAGGTACTACATTCCCAAAAACAAAAGGAGTCCCATAATATCTTCCGTATTGATTGTTGACTGTGAAAATTGACAAAGCGGTTGCAAGTTGAAAATAAGAGTAACCTTTAACATTCCAAATGTTTCCATTTAATTGAGTAAAGTCCCCATTATCAGCAACCTTCAACAACTCCGTCCCCGAACTATTCTGCACCAACAAAGAGGTAGTGGCTGAGGTTGAGCCTGAGCCTACAACTCCCATTTGAGCCGCCAATCCACTTCCACTACCCGCACAAATTTTTGATGTAACATTAAGACCTGCCGTATAATTAGATACAACTATGTATCCCCCTGGGTTTACTTCTACATTTCTGTTTCCCGTTTGAGCAAGTACAAACTTACCGTCTGAAGACAAAACCAATCTATCGTTACCACTTAAATTTTGTCCTCTGAAAATAGTAGTTGCAACTGTATCGCCCTCGCTTTTTGCGTGTAATCTTGCCATAGGCGAATTCGTACCAACCCCCAACCTTTTATTGGTGTTATCCCAAAAGAGATTTGAATCCGCAGCAAAAGCACTCCCGTTAGAGAACTGAATTTGCCCAGCCGTTCCAGCGGGGTTGGCAGCGATTGAAATATTACCACTACCCAACAATGAAGTTGAGTTGATGGTCTTGATGTTAGTACCCGAAACCAAGGTCGCTTGTTTGGCATCCAAAGCCGTTTGTGTAGCCGTTGAGATGGGGAGGTTGGCAAGTTGTGCTTTCTTGGTGCTATTGGTTGCAATGTCTACCAAAGGAAACACATCATCTGTGGTCGGAGTGGTTAACTCAACTAAGTCGGTGATTTTTTTGTTGGTCATAAGATTATGAAATTCCCATCTTGGGTTCGCAAGAAATAACCTTCTGAGGTCAGTAGATATGAAACTTGCGTTGGTTCAATTATTTTTTCAGTCAAAGTAGGGATGTATGCCTTGCTGTTCAAAGTGACCGCAAATGGCTTCTCTACGAGTGTGGGGAGGTATTGCTTTTGGTCAATATAGGCAGTGTCTTGTAAACCTAAAAAATCAAAGCTTTGAGTCAACAACAAATCATCTTCCTGAGTTACAAGAAAAGCAAATATCTCAACAGGTGTAGTTGGCAATATGTTGTGCTGCTTTTCGCTCACGATGGGGTATAATAAACTTCTGGTTGCTCTTGTTCGTTGACTTTCAATATTCCTTCTTCAACCAACTCATTTGCATTGTCTGGGTTAGTATTATTTGAAGAGGTTTGAGCGTACACTTTGTAGTCATACTCTCCTGAATAGATTGTGAAAGTTGTTCCCTCTGTTACTAAGAATTTGTTGTATCGGTCAGTATAGGAACTGATATCGGTCAAGATGACATTTGTAGTCGTGTTGGTCAGGCGATGCGTGAACGAAAAAAGAAAATAAACGGGAGAGATTGTCACCTTTTCCGTCAGTGTTAGATACCAATTTTTTGTTTCGCCTTTGTCTATCTGCAACATCAATAAGAAATAGCAAAAGTAAAAAAGTGGCAAAAAGAAAGGGGAAGCCGAAGCCTCCCCAATCCAAACACATATGAAAAACCAGATTTAGATGCCCAATGAAGTGGCAACTGAACCTTGCACTTTGTAGGGTGCATCTCCCTCAATGGCAGACAAAGTCACTTCATAGCCGACAGAATCGCCCATTGCAGTTCCCGTGTTTGCAACCATTGAAGTTACATCTGCACCATACTCGTAGCCACACAACCAGTAGTCATCGTTATTGTCTTTGACAATGCAGAAAACACGACCAGCAGCCAAGAGTTTCAATTCATTGCGCTTAGCCGTTGAAAGCCTACGCAATTTGAAGGCAACATCAGCCTGATTGAAAGAAGTTCCGTTCTCGGTGCTTACATTGGTGGTGATTACCATTGAACCAGTTCCCTTGGGAAGTTCGTAGGTAAAGACATCACCAGAAGCAATGGTTGTAGCAGTTACTTCGCTACCACCGATTGAGAATCCAGAAGCAGCCCAATCAATCAAGTGGATAGATTTGATGCCACCGACAGCGTCTTTGCAATCAAGTGTGAAGCCTTGGGTTAATGAACAAGCCATAATCTATCCTTTTATGAATTAAGCCAAAGTGAACTGAATCAACTGGTCAGGAAATGCAATTTGCACCCCATATTTGCAAGTCATACGGAAGCGAACTTCATCGTTGTCCTGAGAGTACCAGTATTTCAATTCTTCCTCTTCATTAG